GTGGCAATCGCCGTGAAGAGAAACTAAGGAGCCACCAATGGCAACAACAACATTCCTGTCAGGTGCAACCTGCTCAATCACCCCAACTGGCGGATCAGCAATTGACGTCAGCGATCAACTTTCTAAATGTGAAGTGATGTTGGGCTTCGAACTTCTCGAGTCAACTTCGCTGGCTGATACTGGCCGACAGGCAACAAAAGGCCTCCAGAGCGTTGCGGTCAACCTTGACCTGTATCTTTCATACGGCGTCGGTGAGGTTGAAACCCTTCTCAGCGCAATCGTTTCAGCGGGTTCATGCACAATCACCGTGTCGCCATCAGGCACCACAGAGTCTGCGAGCAATCCAGAGTTCGTCATATCGACGTGCACGTTGGACGCCGCTCCGGTCATTATGAGTTCTATCGGCACCCTTGCCGTAGCCTCGGTAAGTTTCTCAAACGGCACCTGGGTTCGAGACATCGTCTAAAAAATAGAAGAGGGAAACAAATGAAAATCCGACTACAAGTAACACCGATTGAAGGCGACCCTTATGAATGCGAAACGAATCTATTCGTTGTCGTGGCATGGGAACGCAAATTCAAACGGCAAGCATCAAGCCTTGCAAACGGCATTGGCGCAGAAGACCTTGCGTTCTTTGCCTATGAAAGTTCAAAGGTGGCAGGAGTCATGGTTCCGCTTGCTTTTGACCAATTCATCAAAAACACAAAAGCAATTGACGTCTTGTCGGAGGATTCTCCAAGTTTTACAGAAGCGGCAGCTACCGACGCTCCCTAGCAGAGGTACTTGTCGCGACTGGATACTGGACACCCGACATCCCCTTCGACACAGACGATCTCTTCACGGTTGTTGACGTGTTGAACGAACAACAAAAAGCACAAAGGAGCAGACGATGACAACAAACACTTCACTTGAAGTCGTCGGAGTTCGTGACGCTATTCGTTCGCTCAACAAGATTGAGCCTGGTCTTCGTAAGCAGTTCACCGCCGACGCAACGCGTATCGCTGCACCTGCCATTCAGGAAGTACAAAAGGGCTACACCCAAATTCCTCTTTCCGGCATGGCTCGCAATTGGAGTCAAGGCAGTTCAAAGAAGTTTCCGTTCTCTGTGTCTAAAGCAATCTCAGGGGTCAAGCTAAAGGTTGACGCATCTCGAGAAGCAACATCTCTGATCTACATAACGCAGATGAATGCAGGCGCTGCAATTTGGGAAGCAGCAGGACGCAAAACTTCAAACAGACTTGCCGACAGTCTTGGCAACATTCCTCGCCCAAACCATACGCGCAACCTCGGGCCTGCCGTCTTCCGCAAACGTCGAGAAATTGAACGCGAACTTCTACGCGCCACAAATGAAGTCAAAGCCCGCGTCGAAAGAGAACTCAAATGACAATCGCAATTCCCATCATCACAGAGTTCAACGGCGCAGGAATTGATAAGGCAGTCAAGGAATTCAAGAACCTTGAAACCAACGGCGAAAAGGCACAGTTCGCAATCAAGAAAGCAGCCGTCCCTGCTGGCATTGCTATCGCAGCATTAGCAGCTGGACTTCTTGATTGTGCAAAGGCAGCCATTGAAGACCAGGCAGCAGCCAACCTTCTTGCCATTGCGCTTGGCAAATCGACAACCGCGACCGACGCACAAATTAAAGCCAACGGCGAATTTATTGACTCCCTTATGTTGTCAACCAATACGTCTGACGACGAACTTCGTCCGGCTATGGCTCGATTGTCTCGAAGCACAAACGACGTCACAAAGGCGCAGGAACTCCTAGCACTTGCAGTTGACATTTCAAAAGGATCAGGGAAAAGCCTTGAGACAGTCACCGCAGCATTGGCAAAAGGCTACGACGGTAACACCAACGCCCTCGGCAAACTTGGTCTTGGACTTGACCAGGGTCTTATTAAGTCAAAAGACTTTGGAGCTATCACCGAAAAACTGACCGAGAATTTCGGCGGATTCGGCAAGGCAGCGGGCGACACCACAGAAGGACAACTAGCCAAATTCACTCTTGGCATCGCTGAACTTAAAGAAGGAATCGGCGCAGCCCTCATCCCCGTCCTCGACGCCGTTCTTCCCCTGGTCAACAAGTTCGCGAAATGGGCGCAAGACAACCCAGAGTTCTTTACCGCTATTGGCGTTGCCCTAGCTGCTATTGCAGTAGCAATCGTTGCAATCAATGTTGCCATGAGCATCAACCCAATCACCGCAATCGCAATTGGCATTGGACTTGTGGCGGCAGCTGCGGTTGTTGCTTACAAGAAGTTTGAAACCTTCCGCACGATTGTTGACAACGTATTCGGGGCAATCAGATGGTGGGCTAGCAATGTCGTCATTCCAATCTTTCAGGGTCTTCTTAGCGCAGCACAAATTGCGTTCAAGGGCATTGCTGCAATATGGAACAACACCGTCGGACGCCTCTCCTTCACCATCCCTGATTGGGTGCCTGGTCTCGGTGGCAAAAGTTTCTCAATGCCAAAAATAGGTGGTTCTGGCGACAGCGGTGGAGGCTTGACAAGCGCACGAGCCTTTGAAGAGTCGCAGAAACAAATCATTGCAGACAACCCAGACGTCTTTGCTGCACCGCCCGCAGTCGCAGCAGCTGCGCCAGGCAAAGTCCAAAACACGGCAGCACCCGCAATGGATAACACGTCAGGCAACGCAGGAGGATTCGCCAACGCAGGCATAGGCGGAATCGGGCCATTCGACAACCTTGTCATCAACCTTGACACATCAGGATCACTTATCAGTTCTCCCGCAACCATTGGTCAAGACATCATTGACGCCATCCTTGCAGCCCAACGCGACTCAGGCGTCGTATTCGCTCCGGCGGTCACCTTCTAATGACCGTCCCCACCTACCAAGTCCTCGTCGGGTTCCAGACGACCACAGGATTCGGTCAACCCTTCCAACTCAACGACGCGGTTTATGGGCTTCTCAACACAGGCACCCTTGGCGGTCTCGCATACGCAGACCTCACTTCAATTGTCCTATCAGTCAATATCAGACGCGGACGCAACCGCCAATTAGATCAGTTCAACGCAGGCACCGCACAGGTTGTCTTCAACAACAACACCCGCATACTTGACCCACTTAACACATCCTCGATCTACTACCCGTATGTCCTGCCTCGCTCGCCAATCATCATTTACGCCAACGGGACGCCTATCTACACGGGCTTTGTCGAAGATTGGAATCTTGACTATCAGAATGCCAATCAGGGAAGAATGGTCGCTCGATGTGTTGACACCTTCGGAACCCTTGCCAATCAGCAACTCAACGCTTTCACCCCGTCCGCAGAGACCTCAGGAGTTCGCGTCAACACCGTCCTAGACCGCCCAGAGGTCGCCTATCAGGGGGCAAGGTCTATCGGTACAGGAAACTCAACTCTGGGGGCTTACGCGGTCTCTCAGGACACAAACGTTCTTAACTATCTTCAGCAAGTCAACACCTCTGAGCAGGGCTACCTTTACACCTCAGCCGACGGAACCCTCACCTTCAAGGGAAGGTCGAGCGTTCTCAACCCCGTCTCAGGAGCCTCGTTCACAACAAACGGCACAGGCATTCCGTACATGAGCCTCGTCAACCAGTACGGATCAGAGTTGCTTTACAACTACATCGTGACGCAGTCGCCCGCAGGAGCAGCGCAGACGAACTCTGACTCGACGTCAATATCTCTGTACCAGGCGCAGAACTACAACCTTCTCAACTTGCTGAACTCCACCACGTCAGAAGTGAACGGTCTTGGCGCGTACCTTCTCGGCAAATACCGCAACCCCGTTGTCCGCTTTACAGGCGTCTCATGCGAACTCGCAGCTCTTACTTCCGCACAATGGTCAACCATTTTTGCAATTGACCTGACGTCAATCGTGACAGTCCAAAAGGATTACTCAACCGGTACACCAACCACAGAATCGCAGACCCTTATTACCTCAGGAATTGAACACAGAATCGTTCCAGGGTCTCACATTGTTTCGTACACTTTCGAGAGTACGGATCAAAATCAGTACATGACGCTCAATGATTCCGTATTTGGAATTTTGGACACAGGACTTCTCAGTTTCTAAAGGAGACACAACATGGCAACACAATACACAGGCGGCCTATCAGCAGGGCAGATTCTTACTGCTGCCACAATGAATAGCATTGGCGCAGCATGGGAATCTTGGACACCTGCATGGGCAAACATCACGATTGGCAACGGCACAGTGGTTGCAGAATATTGTCAAATTCAAAAGTTGATTGTTGCTCGTGCGGTGTTTACCTTAGGCAGCACTTCAACGGTGACTAACTTTGGAGTAATTACATTGCCTGTAACTGCATCGGTAGGTGCTACTTATGGTGGGGATGTTCAGTTTTATGATGTAAGTGCCAATGTTTTGTACGAAGGATTTTACGAACCAA